ATGCGGCCGAAGTCGTTGGCGAGGGATAGACGGATCGGCCCGGATGCCGGAGCATTGAACAAGTGGCGTAGGTAGTCGATTGTGAGTTGGTCGTTGGCTCTGAATTTTATTTCCATATTCGAAAGGTTTTTGTGTCGTGTCGTCGTATGTACATAGGGTCGAGTCGCACGAATTTATCCTCTTTCACGGTAATAATTACGAAGCCTTTGTCGTCCTGGAAATAACCTCGGTCGACAAGGTATTGGCAGATTTCGATGAACCGGCTGACGTCTTTGGCAATATCGTCGATGCGGGTCCATTGGTAGGGAGGAACGCGCAATAATCTCGGCACGAGTTTCGTCGTGTAGATTTGAATCTCCTCCGGGGTTATTTCTTCATATTCGATCATGGTGACATGTTTTTTCGACCTACATGACCTACACGACCTACAAATCTGAAAATCAATATTTTGTAAAATAGGGTTTTGTAGGTTTGTAGGTTGTAGTATCAAAATGTAGGTTTAGGTGTAGGTCGTTGTAGGTCGGTTGTAGGTTCACTATGTTGTTTCATCTTGTTGATTTTTAGGGATGTAGGTAGTTGTTGGTTGATTTTCCGTAAAAAGCTATATTCGCGCGTTATATTTTTCTTTTGTTGGGCTGTGCGCTTCGCCTGCGGGTTCGATGTCGGTTGTAGGGCCTTAGCGATTTGTGCGGTGATGTCGCGTCGTTTGCAGGGGATGCAATCGAGCAGGCTCGGGATTTTGTAAATCGGTTCCGCATGCTCGAAATAATAGGTCCGTTCGAGTTGGTGGTTGTAGCGTTCGATCAGCCGACATGCAGCGTCGAGGAGAGAGACAGCCCCTTCGACACCGTGCAGTCCGTATCCGCTTTTTATGCGGAAATATAGGTCATCTACTCGGTCGAGGAAGCCCCGGGCCGTTTCGGGATTGAACCTGGCAAATATCCGGTAGGCCGGTTCGGCCACGGTAAAAATAATTTCCTCGACCTGCCGATGGCGGCGCTTGATCTCGTGGCGATACTGACCGGACGCTTCCAGGGCTTCTCGGAGATCTCCCATGATATAAGGTAGCATTTGGATCAATACGAGCATATCGACTGCCGTGTCTGCCATGTGTTGTTCGACTTCGCTCGGCCGCTTTGGCAGTCGGTGCGGGGTCATGGCTTGGATGGCCATGCGGCGGCGGAGCTGCGCCGCTTTGATTTGCCGGGACGTCATATAATCAGGCGTGAAGGATAGGCGGCTATTTCGGGACTCGGGGAGGCCGTTTCCTGTAATTCCCGTTCAAACTCTTCGATGCGAGCTTCGTCCCGTCTCACGGCTATCCGGGGTATGAAGCAATGGACTCGGATTCCGGAGTCGGTTTTTCCCTCCCAGATACGGGCCGGAACTCCGTTCAGGGTAACGATTTTGTCGGTGTTTTCGATTGTGATTTTCATAGTTGGACTTTTTGTGTTGTTTTTCAGGCGATTTTATTTCGTCGATAGCTGCGGCTGTTGCCTCGCTCCATGCGGTCGCTACTTGGGTGACTACGGCATTGCCGAGGAATTTCTTCTGTTCCTCCTGCGATCCGATGAGCACGTAATCGTCGCCGAATCCCTGGATGCGCTTCATTTCGGGAATCCGAAGCATACGCATTGTTACGTCTACAATTCCATAGAGGATGCAGAACTCTTTCACGCGCACCATTTCGGGAATGTCGTCCGGCTTGATAGTCCAGGCTGGTACTCCCTGCTCGACGGACACCAGATAAGGCGGACGTTTGTCCATCCGGGCGATCAGCGTGAAACAAGGCGCATCCACAGAGCCGCCGGCGGACCGGTATTGCGGGTTCAGCAGGTAGTGGGCGTTTATGAGTCGTTGTTTCGGTATTGTCATCAATGTTCCGCATGGTGCGTTCACGGAGGATATTTGTCCGCCGCCGGAGAAGTAGTTGGTGATAAATGGTTGCACCAACTGGAAACGGTCTTTTGTTGTCAGCGTTGGGGCCGGCCGTTCAACGGGTGAGTTGTATCCGTTTCCGTAGTATGCCGAGACGAAGGCGTGGTGGTCGATTGTCGTAACGGTTCCGGCCGGGCCGTCGACGGGAATGTTCTTGCCCGCGGGCTGTCCGCTGAACTGCTTGGATAGGAAATCCACACGGGCTATGCCGAGCCGGTTTTGTGTCGCCACGGTCGGGCACGGCGCGTCGAGCCCGGGTGCGATGTATTTGCCGGACTGGTTTCGGGAGTTGTATTTGACGAGGAAAGCGTCTTTGCCTCCCGCAACGAATTTCACCAGCCCGGCGTGGATGCGGTCGAGTGTTGCACCGACGAGCTGCCGCCGGCGATTGAAGATCGACTCGCCGCGATCTTCGAAGTCGAGGCATTCCCGCACGGGCCGCCATGGTGCGAGTGGTTCGGTGAAAAGGTCGCGCGTCTGCTCCGGGTTTCGGGTGTGTGTCGGGCGAGGCCATGCCATCGGCAAATCTGGCCGCACGAACTGCCCGAAGTATCGCACCCGGGATGTATAGGCCCCGAAGTCGGCCGCATTGAGCACGCGGTGTTCGAACCGATAGCCGTGGGTGCATACCTCCTCCACCCAGCGGCGGTAGTGCATTCCCTTGTGCTCGGGGTCGGGAACCCACACCGGGGCGACGGTTGTTGTTCGTCGCTTGCGGTCGTGTTTGATGTCGAGCGTACAGAAGGCCGCACCGTCCGGGCCGACGCTTTCCTTGACGATGAGCGGCCCCCATTCCATGAATTCGACGACATTTTCGATCTGGATATAGTCGGGGCACAGCTCCTCGATGTAGCGAAAAAGGTGATCGGCCAGCGTGCGGCTGTCGGCGTCGCGCGACATGCCGCCTTTGGCCCGGGAGTGGTTCGTGCATTCCAGCGAGGCCCAGAGTACGAGTTTCGCACCGGGGTGCTTCATGCGTTCGCGGGCGATGTGTACTTTCATCGGTCCGAGGTCGAGTGTGCGGATGTCCTCGGTGAAGTGGCGCGTGTGCGGGTGGTTGGCCGCATGCGAGAGGATCGCGTTGGCATCGTGGTTGACGCATGCGATGACCTTCGCGCACTTGCTACCGTCGATTCGCGCCCGTTCGACGCCCGTCGAGGTTCCGCCGGCGCCGCAAAAAAGGTCGATGTAGAGTAGTTTGATAGCCATTATTTTCCGAAATATTTTTTGCAGTTGCAGTAGGTGATTGTCGGGTTGGCCCATTGCCCCTGGAACCGACGCCAT